CCCTCATCGGAAAACTCAACATCATCAACCAGACTTTGGAACTTCTCAGTTTCAGTATCAGTCATCCCATCAGCAATATCAGCAATCATGGACTCTTTTACAAGTTCACCTTTTGCCTTTTTCAACTGGACATTTTCTTCCATCTGCTTGTTTAATTTTTCTTCCAATTCTTCGATTTTCGATAAATTGGCTTCCAGAATGTCATACTTCTCATCTGGAACATCAATGTAGTGATCTTCAAATAAACCTTTTAGACCACTAATGAAATCTTCAGCAATCTCACCTTTGAGTCCACGCTCAATAGCAAGTTCGTTTTCAGACATCCATTGTTCTACAACGTAGTTCATATAGTCATCGACTTTTTCAACTACACTTGTCATTGTTTCTTCAGCAACTTTCTTTGAAGATTCTTCATTTTCTGCATGAATTTTCTCTAGTTCTGAACGAACCTTTGATTTAATTGCAGTTTCAAAAATAGTTGCAGCTTTTGTTTTAAATTCTTCAGAAAGATCTTCTTCACCTTGTACTAATGCTTCAACATCTCCTGAGACATCTAATGCATCAACAATCTGGTCAACAGATTCTTTCTTAATTTTAGAAGCTTCCTCATCTTCTTCTTCCTCCTCATATCCTTCTTCTTTAGGTGTTTCACCTAGAATATGAGTACCATACATTTTTGCAAGATCTTCTTTCTTCAGACCCTTAATGTGGTCAACAAGTCCTTGCATAATTTCTGACTTGAGTTTAGGAGTTGATTTTTCCTCAGCTTTTACTTCTTCCTCATCGGAGGCTTCGGATTTAACTTCTTCTTTTTCTTCATCTTCTTCCTTAGCTTCAACAGCTGATACTGGTTTAACAGCACCCTTAGTAGCTTTAGGATCAGCAGCTTTTCCAGAAGTTTTTGCTTTTTGCATATTTTCTTTTTCCTGCTTTAATTTAGTGGAACTAGGATTAGACGCTCCAGGCTCTTTAGCTTTCACCCCTGTAGGTTCTGCTGTTGCCTCATCGACCTCATCCACATTTTCCATCTCTTTATTGAGTTCTTCAGACATTGTTTGTCTCCTTGTAAAGTTTTGATTAATTATATTTATAAAAATTAGAGTTTTGAAAGAAACATTTCAAAGGCTTCCACCTTTCTGTTATCGGAAGCAACTCTTTGGATTCTGGCAACTTCTGACTCTCTGAGTATTCCGTTATCCCAAATCCATTCTTTTCCTTCCATTATTCCTTCCACAAACGCCTCTGGTGCAGATGGATCAGCGACAATATCTCCTGCTGTTGCAAGATAAAAATCGTCTTTAACTACATTAGTTTGACCCTTCTTTTCAAGTGTTCCCATTCCTCTACTAGAGACTCCAAGTTTCGCACCCGCATTTAAAAGTTCCTTGACAATTTTACCATTAGGTGTGTCAAGAATCTTAGCCTTTCCGATGATGTTATTTCCATCTTCGTAAAGTTCTTCGATTAAATGAGAAACCCTATCCAAATTAACTGTTGGGCCGTCAGGATGACCTAACTCTCCAAAAGCACGTTTGGGTTCTACAAGTTCCTTATTATATCGTTTAACTTCTTTTGATAAAATACTTATAGGGTACATTCGACCATTCCTATTTTTGGTTTCGGCCTGCATGAAAACCCCTTTGATTTTTAGATCTTTTCCATCCTTACCTTCAGTAAGAAGTTCAAAATCATCAAACATTTCTGTGATTAATTTCATATATACCCCTTATTAGTATGATTTGTGTACAACAATAACTGCATAGCAATTACCCGATACTGTAATACCAAGATCGGCAGTTTGATCTCCTCCCAATTCAGCACCAGCAGCACCTAAATTCCAATGTCCTGTTCCTGTAAAAGCATGAACCGCAGTACCACCCCTATCTATTGTAATGGAAGTTCCTGCTTGCCAGAAAATATCGACAATATATGCTTTAGTAGGTGTTGCTTCACCAGTTGCTTTAAGTTCTGCTAATGTTATTGCACCATCTGTGGTATCTATATGTAATACACTTCTTCCGTGTGAATTTCTAATTGAATTTGCCATAGTTTATATCCTAAATTGAAAGCATTTCTTTATCAAAATAATCCATAATATCTTTAACTTTTACACCATGTTTTTTAGCAACCTTTTCTACATTCTTATCAAATGTACCTAGAAAATCAGCTGGCTTCTTTTCCATTGTTGCAAAAACCGCATCAACTGCGGATTTCATTTTAGGTGTAAGTTTTTTGTAAGAGGATGATTTCTTATGTTCATCCTTTTCTACAACCCATGTGTTAAATTCCCTAAACTTCTTCATCGGCAGTATCTTCTACGTTTGTTTGTCCTTGTTTTACTAGGGAATTTGCTACCTCTACTCGTTTTAAGTCTAGTGCAGCTCCTATCTTTTGTGCCATTGATGCTTTGAAATGTGATTCTGCATCTATTTTGTTATCATCAACTAATGCTGAAATCATGTTTGGTATTTCACTCATAATAATTTATCTCTGTTAAGGTTATCCAGGCCCTATAGGCCCATCTTTATCCATTGGATTGTCCATTGGTTCATGGTCATCTGGTTCTGGTTCTCCTGTAATTTGTCTTTCCATACTATCAATTTCATCTTGAGTCATACGGAAAACGTGTTTTTGTACATATTCTTTAGAAAACCAATCTCCTATGTACGGCTCCATACTATTTAATATATCTAAACGCTCACGAAGCACATCCATATCTCGCAGTTCTGCATAGTGTCCATCCTTCATATAACTATATGAAAGATTTTCTTTAATATCATTCCAATCATCATCTGCAATAACACCTTTAAGTATTAATTGTGTTTTCAGTATATCATTGAATAAACCATTAAATTTGTTCCTCAATTTTTGAACAAACTTAGTAAACTTTACTTCATCTCTTGTAATTTCTGCACCTCGACCCATATTAAACCCATTATCAGTCTCTAATCGACTAACAGGAATATTCAAAGATCGATATAACTTTTTCTGGAAATAGACAATATCATCTATCTCTCCTAAATTCTGTCCTCCAGGCAGAGTAGTAATCTCTGTACCTCTACCACCCTCTCTACGAGGCAACCAGAAATCCTCTAACATACTCATCTGGTTTCTGTCATCTTTAATCTCACCAGTTGATGCGTTGTACACCAACTTATTTCGGTAACGATTCATGACATCTTTTAGATATTGTTCTGCCTTGACTTTAGGTAGATTACCAACATCTATATAGAAAATTCTTCGTTCTGGAGCTCTTGAGATACGATAAATTACTACCGCATCTTCAATCATTCTAAGTTGATTTACTGGTTTGATAGCCTTATGCAAATAGGATAAGACCATTGCCTTTGTGGGGTCAAACAATCCAGAAGCACAATGGGCTATTGCATCTGCTGTAATTTTAAGTGCGGTTCCTGAAGGGCCTGAAGCCCCTGTATTTGCGTTGGAAACTCCACTCTCATTATATAAATAAAAATCATCTACTACACTAAGTGAAGGAGATTTCTTTTTAGTTTCTGTTTTTTCGATTTTACGAACTCTCTTAATTTTTAGAGAATCGATATATCTTAATTCTTTTATTCCTTGTTGTGGATCTTCTTCATCTATAATTTTATGAAAATGAATCCTACCATCTATATACCACCTTCTGAAAACATCGTGGGCCTTATTAGAAAAATCTAATAACTTTAATACTTGTGAAAATTCCTCCCTAACCCTCTTTTTAATTTTTGAGGAATAAGGAATATTATCAGTATTAATAGTTACAGCCTGTCTGTTCTCATCAATGTTTATAGACTCGTTAATAATATCTTCAATAGCTAAATCGCACTCTGGATGTTCTGAAGTAGACCTATATCTACGAACAAGATCAGATTCATTTTTAGTCTGACCTTCTAAGTCTATAAATTCGCTGTAGAAACCAGCGGTTGTCGTTGCTCCAGACTCAGGATCGGGGAGAACGAAACTTGCTGGTTCTCCCTTATCCTTTGATCTAGTTATTTGAAAGCCAAATAGTTGTGCCATAATACTCCGTAATCAATTTATCAATGTAAATATTTATACGAAATATTAAGTAGTAGTATTTGTCTCAAAAAACTGATAACGATATGTTACATCAAATGTTTCTACTGCATCATTACTTTCATATGCTACATCAATATTTGCAATAGTAAGTGGCCACATACCCCTAAAGGTATATGATTTAATTACTTGTCCTGCACGATCTAGTTGATCAACGTATGCATCTACCATATAATCAGAAGGATTTTCCAATCCACTATTATCTGACATAGCATTTATAGCGTTCATCCATCGTTCAAATGCATTACGAAGCGCAAAATCAGTATCATTCATGATAGTTGTTGTCCATGCTTCAAATGTTCTATCCCCTGCAATATACAGAGAACGACCACGAAACTTGACATCAACTTCACCCAATGTCATGCCAGGCAAATGAGTTGCTTGACATAAGTAAGACATAGTTCTTGTCTCACCACCCACAGCTGCAAAGCCTGGGAAAGGCATTGTTACTTGAAACTGGTTAGCTCTTGCACCACCACCTTTTAATGTTGCTTTAAAGTCGTTTATGTTTGCCATGATTCCTCCTATGCCCCAACTACTTCACTAAACGCAACACCAGTTTTCGTGGCAATGAAGTTTAGAGAAATAAAGTTAATAGACCGAGCAGGTTTGATAAAAATATCAGCAACAAACTCGTTACGGTCAACAACCACGCCTGGGTTGTTGGACTCATCACATACAACTAGGAAGTCTGTGACTCCCCTTCGACCTTGTATATCACGCAAGAAAGGTTCAACCATGTTCCTAAATCCTGCTCTTGTGAATTCATCGTTGAATTCAAACAACTGGAATTTAGAAGCAGTTGAAATTGCTTTCTCTAATACGATAAACAATCTTCGCACATTAATGCGGTCAAATGCACTTGGTTTTGCTTGTGCAGTCTTATCTCCGAACAATATTGTTCCTTGGCCGGGGAAAGCAACAATCGGATTTATTCTTGCACGATACAGAATATCCCTATTTGCCTTTTGAGGATTATAAGCAAGTTTTACAACTCCCCTAATTTGTCCTCTATTAAATCCACCAGGCGAAAACCATGCATCTGCAACCAGATCTGTTCTTGCACAAAGTCCTGCCATATCTCCGTTTAATGGAATCCATCGATAAGTATCAGCGTACTTATCGTATGTGTATTTGTATCCACTATCGAACATGGCATAGGATGTTGATGTTAATGCATCAAAGTAACTTTTAACATTTGATGTTTGTGTTACTTCATTTGCTACATTCACAACGTCACTTAGTTCTGGTGACACAAATGCGACTGCATCTTTACGGTCAGTACACATATCCATTGCATTTCCTGCTTTGGTAGCATCTGCCTTACCACAAATGAACAAGTTTAAATCAACCGTTTCTGTATCTTTGAATCGGTCAATTCCATCCTTGATTTCTCCTGCGGTTAATGCATAGTCATCTACTCCACTTACAAGTGAAGTTGAAGTAATTACCTCTGATAATGCAGTAAATAATGTAGTACCCTGTGTGGCTGCGGTGTTACCATATCCAGTATTAACTGCTGGATGATCCATCCAATAAATGTATGAAGAACCACTATAAAGAGCATCTACATAATAATTTGCAGAACCTTGTGCTGTTCTTGCATCTGAAATTTTAGATACACCAGACCATTTTTCCAAAATTTCTTTTGGAACACCAGTAATACCACCATCTTCATCAACTATAATGATATGCATCTCATCACCAGTTGCTACTCCTGTACGATCTTGTACATGAGTTGAGGTGCCAGGAGCACCATCAAACTGATCGTAATATTCCCATCGTCTGCGAACATTTGTATAATCTGCAATATCAGACCTTAATCCACCAGCAGTATTTGCAGTACCATATCTTTCAATGGTTAAAGTATCAGTACTAATTCCTGTTACTTTATATTCAGAACCATCTGCTTCAAAAAAATGAACAATATCTCCAACATTGTATTTTGCTCCAGCATCACCTGCTGAACCACCAGCATTATCCATTACGACAGTTGTTGCTCCTGCAACGGCTGCTGTTTCTACAACACCTAGAGTATCTTCATTTCCTGAGAATGTTTGTTCAAACTCAGCTGCACTTGGACACATAGCAATCTTTAGATTGTTACCCCAAGCACCGGCAGTCCTTGCTGCCCATTGTCCT